CTTTCTTTTGACCTGCTTGTGTTAGTGTAGGGCAAGGTAAGTCTGGTGCTGGTCGTATCATATTAAACATAGATTGTTTTGGATTTATTTCTATAAATTCTGGGTCACTTGGTTTTCTATGTTTAGGTGGTGAGAATGGTAATAACTCAATCCACTTCTTTTGAAAACTACCTTGTACAAAATCTAAAAGCATTTGTTCTTCTTCAGGATCGTTTTCAATATCTTCTATTGCTTCTCTTAATGTTGGTTTTTTACTATGAGGTTCTGGATATATAAAACTTTCCATATTCATAAAATTTAAACCAATATCATCCATGACATCATTTCGTATTGCAACAAAAAAACATCTTTGTCTTGCTTGTGGTGTTCCATAGTCTGCGGCACTTAATACTTTACCTACTGCCTCATAACCTATATTACCAAAACCATTTACTATACGATTAAAGTATTCTCTTGCTGTACCCATTGTGATACCTGCAACA